GGTGATGAATGGGGTTATGATGAGTTCTGGGAAAGTTTAAGTATTGGTTGGTATAGAGAATATATCTTTCCTTATGATGACCCATACAATCTAACTATCAGCCCAGAACGTAAGTTGAGATTAGCACAAGAACTACCAACATTTTATGTTTCAGAAGAAGCATATGATGAACTGATAGAAGCAATTAATAGTCCTCCAAAACCATCACAGGGACTGATTAACCTTATGAACCGTAAAGTACCTTGGGAAGAATGACTGATAAATCTAAAATGTTCTACAACATTTGGTGTTGTGCTTATAACCGACGAACACTATATAAAGGAACTGCAAGAGAACACAGAGAACACGAAACCGTGAGAATGTGTTTAGATATGAAAGACGTGAAGTTCTATCAGTTTGATACAGAAAGACCGCACTACATCTAATGACCTGGCCTCAATACATCTTCCAACACCTTATACCAACTTGGTTCTTTTCCTTTAAGCATAACTTTAGGATTTGGAGTGACTTGATGACTTCAAATTATGAGAGTTATGCACTAATGCGAGAAGATGACCCAGAGGAAGAATGTAAAGAATGGTTCTGGACTTCTCTGAATGAAGACGACACATATTCAAAAGATTTTCTTGAGTATCTACAGCAAATGGTAGATGATATTGAAAGTGGAAAGGTTAAGACTTATACTTTAGATGAGATAAGTGACCTTTTTAAGGAGGAAGACTGATGGGAATGTATGATACTATCCGTTCTTCATATGACTTGGGAGAACAATTTACAAATGTAGAGTTACAAACAAAGGATATTGAAGAATGTTATGGTGGCACAATGACTGACTACTGGATAGACCCAGCAGGTTATTTGTGGTGCGGTGATTATACTAACACTGCTGCTATGGAAATCTATGAGGAAGGACACCCAAAGTATAATGCTGATAAGTCGTGGTTGAACTTTGAGTGGATACCTACAGGAATTCACGGTAAGTATAGAGTTCATCCAATTACAAAATACGTAGAGATTTACGCTGCTAAATGGGACGGTGAATGGGCTGACTGGCCCCGTTGCAGAATCCACTTCAAGTATGGTAGAGTGGTTGAGCACGAACATCTCCCCAGAAATTGATTTCTACAGAACTATTCCCCTACGAAAATCACCCATACAGATTAGAGTTTGGTGAAAAGAAAAACCCTACAGTCTGTTTCTTTTCGTGTGAAGAACACTTGCAAAAATACCTCACACGGTATAAACTGGATGAGAGAACTATTAAACTTGATTACCGTGATGGAGAACCCGTTGAGTCTGGTAAAAAACAGCAGAACAGTATACAGAAAAGACCTAGAAAGACCAGTGACCGAAGTTCTGGTACAAGTAAAGGACGAACCACCCTCGTGGATTCCCCTAGAAACACTACTAGCCCTACAAAGCGTAAGAAATGACATCCAAAACTAATCTTATTCTTGCTCTGCAGCAAGTAGAAAACATTGGTAATCTTGTGCGAGAGAATAACTATGAAGCATTTTTTACTTCACATCTTTTGCCTATTAAATTTGAACTTGAACGACAACTAACACTACAAAAGAATGGAAAAGAAACTATATGATGATGCCTTCTATGTGGAGGAAAAGAAGTATGGGCTTTGGACCTCATCAGATAAAGAAGGTAATGGTATTATCACATCACTAACTGAGGAGCAGTGTGTTAGGTCTACACGATGGTATTTGAAAGCAAAGCAGGAGGGATTTGAGGAAACGCAAACATACGATGGCGAAGTAGGAGGCAAACTCTAAATATCAGAAGATGCCTATTCTTCGGATGGAAGAACTGCATAAAGGAGATACCGTTAAGTTTGTTGGTTGCTCCAAAGAACAGATAAACTGGGGCAACAATGATGACCCAAATAAACTACTTTTCGTTGGTGATAAGTATATCATTGAAAAAGTAGAAGTCCATTCATACCACACAAAATTGACACTTCGCGGTGTTTATGGTAGATTTAACTCAACTTGTTTTAAAAAAGTATGACTACAAGAACTTTTATTGACAAAAATGGAAACAGTTGGGAGTGGGAAGAAACTCCCGAAACTGTTGAAGCACTCAAACAATTACATAATACTGTGAAGCAAGTAAATGAACAGCAAACCACTAACGCCTGAAGAAGTCCAGGTAGCAGCAGAGCAATTCTTTCCACTATTTGATATTGTTCGCAATCGTATGCCCGAAAGTGCTACTATAGAAGACACACTGAAAGTAATGGAAACTGTCTGTGGTCTCGCACACAAACTTCGAGCAGAGGAAGAGAAAATCAAGTTCGGATTTAATAAGAATGAAACTAACACCGAACCAGCAACTGTGGGCTGATGTGTTTAGATGTGCTGTCTATCGGTCTAATCTTTACTTTGAAGAGAAAGACCTTGATAGGCACGCAAGAGAGCACACAACAGCAATTTTAGCACTTCAAAAGGGTGAAAAATTTTGGATGAAATTTCTGTAGAGTATCAATACCACGTTTTTGATGAAACAACTCCTTGGTATGAATGGTTAATGTATTGTGAAATCTGCCATCAATTAGACGTTCCAGGTCAACCTTCCCTGGGACGTTTTATGGCATATCGTAGATATTTAAAATCTGTTGGATTATTATAATGATTCGTAAATTTATCAAATGGTTTATCACACCTTCACCTAAGCCTATTGTTGAAGATGTTGACTTGTATGCTAAAATTGTAGAACTTGAGAATCGGATTGCAGACCTAGAATGTGAAAATGTGGAGACATCAAATTGTCTTTATGAACTATCAAATCATATTGAGGCAGTTGATGCTCGTATAGATATTTTGTCCGTTGAAGCATTTACAAAAAATGTATGAACTCGACGATTTTGAAAAAGCACTGTCACATTTTGGAAAAAGAGTTGAAATCATTATTGCACTTGAAATGGGTGGAAAGTTAAATGCTGAAGCTGCTTACAAGAATATTAAATATGAACTCAGAGAACTCAAAAAACTTAGAAAGAAGCACAACAAGGAGATGTAGTAATTGTGGTGAAGTAAAACCACTTGATGAAAATCACTACCAACCTCTAAAACATTTCAAAGAACACTTTTCGTTCTATTGCAACGAGTGTAACAAACCCAAACCCAAAGAAGATTGATTATGACTGACTTTGATTATAAAAAGTATTCACTTGAAAAACTTGAAACTTGGGTGAGAGATGCTGTGTCTTCTGCAGAAGCATCTCCGCACGAAATTTATGAAACCATCACAAAAGTTGTGAAGGACGAATACTATTACTTCAAAAACCAAACAAGTCGTCTTTATGAACTTCTTAGTTTATTGAATGGTTTTGGTAAGAGTCAATATGAATCTATTTCTGACCCTGACTTGTGGGATACTATTAAAGATAGAGAATATTATGAAGGATGGGATTATAAATTAACTTGTGATAAAGATGATAAGTCTCCCGAGTGTCAAAAAGCCTGGAATGATTTCTGGGAAGAGAACTATTATCCTGAAGAACATTCGCAATACTCTAAAGAAACAGTAGATGATGGTATGCGTCCTTGGGGTCATAGTGATTTGGAATATCTTGCCAACTCTGTTCTAACTGAAGACCGCATTAGTAATTTTCCTGGAGAACAATACTCTGAAGAAGAACTAAACGCGATGTGTGATAGAGCAGCATCGCAACAAGAGAAAGAAAAGTGCCGTGAATATAACCTACGGGAAGCAGAGTATTATGATAAGAGAGCAAAGCTTGACGCAGAGCAAGATAAAGTGGTAAAATGGCAACTACCTGTTGAAGTTGACGGATTAACTGGTGATTGTTTTATTCAATTCCCAGATGATTTGTTGGAAGCAGCGAATCTAAAAGAAGGCGACCAAGTAGAATGGGTTGACCTTAAAAATGGTAATTATGAATTGAGGAAAGTAAATGGCACTAAGTGAATCCGTAGAACAAAGCTTAAAAGAAGCAGAATCAAATTTGAGAAATGCTCTTGCATATTCTGCAAGACAAGAAAAACCTTTTGTAAGTCGTGAGATTTCGGAGATGATTTGTCGAATTGATAGTCTAATCAAAACCGACCAACTCCTAGATACACTTGAAAATAGAATGAAAGGATTGGGTGATGATAAAGGTTCTTTTGGAACTTTCTTTAGTTAAGAACTGTTAATACACTCTAAAGACAATATTAAGAAACCGCACATCTTGCTTAAATACTGTTAGGATATGAAGACAAACGCGGGAGCAAAACAGTATGACTCTTCCATCAAGGGGACAAGAGAATCTAACAGAAGATGAATGGTATAGAATGACCGCACTTAAAAATGTAATCAATCAAAGACCAGCAGCAGTTGTCCCAGAAAAAATGGAAGAGTTTACTGAGTATTTGGTGAGAAGTTTAAAAGAAAAGGGTGGTTGAATTAAAGTTACTTAGCTCCAAAGTGGACCTATAGTGTAAGCACATCATTGAAATGGCAACTCGCGGACGAATCGGACTGGAACTGAAAGACGGTTCTATTCTTTCGGTTTATCATCATTGGGACTCTTATGAATCCTGGTTGGGTCGTATTCTCACCACTCACTACAACTCTTATGAGAAAGCTGCAGAGTTGATTGATGGTGGAGATATGAGTTCTGCGTGGACTAATGCAGGTTTCAACAATGAAACTGTCGCACAAGGTCCGCTGTATTATTCTCAACGCGGTGATGATTGCCCCCCTCGCCTTGATGCTGACCTCTGTGAGTTTCTGCTGCCTGATAATAGCGAAGAGTATGCCTATGTCTTCCGCAATAGTGAGTGGGTATGCTATAATATGAATCAGTTTGACGACAGCAAACTGCCTGAAGTTGTTGAAATCCCTAGTGGAGCACTTGCAGTATGAATACTTATGAGTTTTGGAATGAATCTGCAGACGAAACTATTGAGATTGAAGCTGATGGATTTGAGGAAGCATCGACCATTATGTTTGGCGATGGAGAATACGATTCCAAAGATTGGACCCTTCTAACTGTAAACGGTCAGTATTGAACTATGAAAACTTCTACTGCTATTGGCGTTATTATTGGTGCTATTGCTATTGTAACTGCCAGCATCTTATTTGAAGCAGCATTGCTTGGATTGATTTTGTCTTGGTTCAACGTATCCTTGACCTTCTGGCAGAACCTTGCTATTGTGGTTCTTGCTAATATGATTTTCAAAAACACTGGGAGTTCTTCTAAGTGAATCGCAAATACATTATCACTTTTGCATTGGGATTCCTTGCAATCATTGGATGGAATGTGTTTCTAATCCAACGTGATGAGAAACTCTATGATTCATACTATCGCGCAAAAGCGATGGAGAATCTAAAGAAACCACCTTCTGCTGAAATACGGTGATTTACTTTCTTCTTATTTCTGCAGCATTTGGGTGGTTCTTTTATGTCCTATTCTCCAAACATTTTGATTACTTAGACGAGAGAAAAAACAAATGATTCCTAAACTACTTCGAGAGCTGATTATGAACGCCGAACGCGAAAAAGTTGCCCGTGATTTTTGGGACGAGATTGAGCGTCTTGCTGCCGAAAAAGAAGTGACTGTCGATTATTTCTTAGCTGAGTTTTACTGATGATTTTTATTGCTGGATTTGGTCTTGGTATTCTAGTCACAATCGGAGTTGCACTTATTGTCTCTGGTGATATTGACAACAACACTGATTTTCGTTAAACTTAAGGAGTAATTTACAAACAACAATGGCACAAAAGTTTCTCTACATTGTAGACCACTACATTCCTTTTCCTTCTAGTGAATATGGCGGACTTTGGAATGTAATTGCAGAAGATGATAACGAATGTTTTGATTTGATTTCTGCAGAAGATGATGGTAATTTCTACGAACAGCACTATACTGTTCTTCGTGAAAACATCTTAAATGCAAGAACTTATGCACTTGCCGAAGACTTGCAATCCACTGTTGTTGAAAGCTTTACGACCTGATGATTAATACTACAATCAACCGCCTGGAATTCGATTTGAAAGAACAGTACCAGGCACAAATTAATCGTCTTCAAAATAAGATTAGCGAGCAGGAACAAGAGATTGCCAAACTCAAAACACTGATTTCTCTTCTTACTATTGAACGAGAGTATGATTGCTGAATTTCCGCACAAAGCCCCAAAAGATTATAGTTATGAGTTCGAAGAGTTTAAACGTGGCGTGGTCTCTATTTGGTTGCGTTGTCATCGCAAGTTTGATTACAATAATGGTGCCTCAACCAGAACCATCTGGGGGTTTTGGTCAAAAAAAGATAGGAAGTTCTATTCTCCTGTAAATAGCAAAACTATTGGAAAAGAAATTGCGATTGATAAAACAACCCCATATACATCTATGCCATTAAAACTTACTCCTTTGGAAGCAGCATTTTTTTAGGTGTGGGGCATCAACTTGTGTCTTGGCGGATTATAGTTGTGTAAGACCCCTTAAGTATGGTATAATAAATACATATGTCTCGCCAAGGCACAAATGTATTACACTTACGCATATCTACGAGAAGATGGAACTCCTTACTACATCGGTAAAGGAACTGGTTATAGAATAAACGACAAAAAAAGAAAAAACATTAGTGTTCCACCAAGAAATAGAAGATTAATTCTCAAAACATTTTCTAATGAAAAAGATGCCTTCAAACACGAAATCTATATGATAAGTGTTTATGGTCGCAAAGATAAGAAAACAGGTATTTTGAGAAACCTGACAGATGGTGGTGAAGGAACTACAAATGTTATTCGCAGTAAAGAACATTTAAATGCCTTAAGTGAAGGTAGAAAACACATTTACACTGAAGAACATTCTAAAAAAATTAGCAAAACTCTAAAAGAAAAAAATATCAAACCACCCATACAAACAGGTAAAAAATGGTGGTATAATGGTGAAAAAACTACATTATCAAAAGAATGTCCAGGTCTCGGTTGGAAGCTTGGAAGACCCTCTGTAAATAATTGGAGTGTTTTGAACAAATGACATATGAACCACAAGTTAATGACTACGTTGTATGGTCGAAAGGTGTGGAAGGATGGGTTTATTTCAAAGACAGAGAATACATTACCATTGAGTATATTGTTCGACCAAAGGATGAAGTAAACCTTGAATGTTGCCCCATTCACAAAAATGAAAGATTACTTGTGATTTGTTATGCCCAGCAATGGAAAGAATTAAAATATATCAAGTCTCGTCAATCAATACATGAAAAAACAGAAAACTGCTTGGCGATTGCTTGCTAAAGCACTTGGAGAGAAAGCAAGTAAATGTGATAAGGAAGCAGATAAAGTAGCACTCATCCGTCTACTGATTACCATACAAATTCTTGTCACTAACTTCTTTATCATCTATGGTGTAATTCGTGTTAATCACTTCCCAATAGATAGACAACAAAAAGTTGAAGTTGTAATTGATGGTTCTGTGCTCCCAGAGTATCAACCTCCGCCAAGGAGAGGACTAAACAAACCACTTGAATTTGAATGAATTAAAGTTACTTAGCTCTAAACTGGACCTATAGTGTAAGGATGAATGATTCTATGGACTGCTTTGATGACATCCAAATTGAAGAAACTTCAGGTTTTGATTTCATCGAACAAGATTTGTCGGACCTCATTGAAGAGGAAAACAATTTCAATATGAATGATTACCTCAACGGAAACTACGATTACTGATTATGACTGAAACAAGCAACTATTGGACTCCCAAACTCAACAATGCAACAAATCGTCGTATTGAGAAACTTGAAAGTGAGGGTGTAAAGATTAACACAAGCACACACGAAGGACGCAAGGTTATTGGTTACAATTACCTAGAACTTGCAAAAGACTGAACCTTAACTTATCAAAACAATGACCGAACACATCCCTAACGTCCTGCCCTACATCCGAGAACTGAAAGATACTTGGCGTCGTCAAGATTTCTCCTTCACTAAACAACAGCAAGAAGAATATGACATTCTAATTGCTACTCGCCGCGAACGTGTTAAGTATTTCTATGACAATGATATGGTCTGCAAGATTAGTAAATCGGCACAAGATAAACTGAAAGAAGATAATTAGTAAGGTTGGGTCCAGTTGAGAGGCTGGACCCTTTCTATTGACTAAATACCTGAAAAGGGTTTATAGTCAATAAAGATGAGAAGTTTTCAGCAGTTCATGTCTATTTGTGAGGAAGTTGAAGACAAGTCAAAGAGACTTGGATTTGCTGCTACAATTAAGACTGCACAAGCAGGTGGTAGGGTTCGCCCAGAACGTAAGAAAACTCCTGCCGAAATACGCAGAATGAAAGCTGTAGGTGGTGGTAAGATGGAACCTGTTGGTCCATACAAACCCCGCAAAGATATTGGAACTCAAAAGACTGCTGCTCAACGTCAGCAACAACCAGAGAAAGAGCGTGGAAGTAAGGAAGTCGCACAATCTTATGCTGAAAAAGTAAAAGCAGAACGTAGAGCAGCAGCACAAGCAAGAGCAGCAGCTAAGAAAGGTGGTTCTGCAACAACCACAGCAAAAGCAAAACCCAAAGACTTATCAAAACAAGCATCTCAACTTCTTTCAACAAAGAAAGCAGAAGAGAAACCAGCAACCCGCACAAATAGAAAGTGGAGAACTGAAACTGGTGCTGGTATGACAAAGAGCGAAAGAGCTAGTGCAAGAGGTAAAGAGAAAACTGCAAAAGCACAAGAAACTAAGAAATCTTCTAGTGAAATTCTTGCCAAGATGCGTAAAGAGTATGAAGAAGGTGGTGGTAAGTGGAGCAATGCTGTTGCAGTTAGAATGAGAGCAAAGGCAAAAGCAGCAGCACAAGCATCAGGAAGCTGAGGGGCAATTAAAGTTACTTAGCTCCAAAGTGGACCTATAGTATGACCGACAACATTATGAAAGTTTCTGAAAAACCCCAAATCATTAACGGTATGGAACATATGGTTACTACTGTTAATGGTTTGGACCGAGTGGAAATTAACAACAAACTTCATCATCTTGGCGACCAACTTATGAAACTCAAGTTGGAACAAGACCAACTTATTCAAATGCGGAATATGATTGACCGCCAGAATGAATTGAGTGAGATGAATAACTTATTCGACGAAATGTTCGGCGGTTGATTAAATAAAAATGTGGGCAGCAACTGTAGGTCTTGGCGGAAATATAGTTGCGTAAGTCCCACTTTTATTGTATAATAAATAGATATAGTCTCGCCAAGACCTACAATGAATAATAAAGAAGCGCAATGTGTGATGTGTGGTCGCACATATAAAAAGTATAGAAATAATCAGTTATATTGTTCTAGGATTTGTTGTGGTAAATCCGATAGAATAAAAAATGGTTATCAACATTCTTTAGAACATTTAACAAAAGGCAAAATGGGTTCCATATCTGAACTTGAAGTTTGTACTTATTATCTAAAGCAAGGTTATGAAGTTTTTAGAAATGTAACCCAAGATGGTCTTGTTGATATCGTTATTTGGAAAAAGGAAACTAATGAAATCCATTTAATAGATGTCAAAACTTATCTTAAGAAAACTGACCCACAAAACTACATAAAGCAAATAGAGGAAAAAAATGATTTTGGTGTAAAAGTTGTTCCATACAATCATATAACTAAAGAAGTTTTAAGAGACCTCTAAACACTTCTACAAGCGCCTCTAACACCATTCTTCTTGTCTTTAGATACCAAACCACTGAGAACTATGAATTATATTCAAATCCCTGATTTTGTGCTGGATACCATCATCAACTCTCTTCAGCAAGGTTATGATGTTTGTGCTGGAGTTGATTATTCTTCCGATGAAACTGAGAAGAGACCAGAGTATGCAACTGGATACAGTCGTCCTACAATGTGGGATGTAATTGTGCGATTGAAGCAATACCAAGAGAAGACCAATTAAAGTTACTTAGCTCCAAAGTGACCCTATAGTATGACCGACAACATTATGCAAATCCAACTCCGTCCTCACCAAGAACGTGGCGTTGCTGCTATGCAAAAGCACGCCAAAGGTCAAATCATTGTTCCTACTGGTGGTGGAAAAACGCTGAAGATGATTTACGATGCTCTGCGCGAGTTGCAGTCTAAAACTCCTCAGACCATTGTTGTTGTTGCTCCTCGCATCTTGCTTGCAGAGCAGCTGTCTTCTGAGTTCCTAGAGTTTATCACCAATGCCGAAGTGATGCACGTTCACAGTGGCGAAACTCACCACTTCAGTTCCACTCGTCCTGGTGAAATTCGCAACTGGGTTGAGAGCAATGCCGACAATCATCGCCTGATTGTAACCACCTACAACTCCCTGTCGCGTCTTCAAGTGGCAGAGATTGATGTGGATACCATCTACTTTGATGAGGCACATAACTCAGTTCAGCGTCACTTTTTCCCTGCAACAGAGCACTTTGCTGCTAATGCACGTCGCTGCTATTTCTTCACTGCTACACCCAAGCACAGTCTAGCTGTAGGCAAAGCAGGTATGAATGATGCTGCAGTCTACGGTCAAGTAATCTGCAAAGTTCCTGCTCCTGAGTTGGTTGAAGGTGGTTACATTGTGCCTCCTAAAGTGGTTGTCAAGCAACTGGAGATGGTACAGGGCAAGCAGACCAACTTCGACCGCGACGCTGAGAATCTGCTGGAAACGATTGATGACAACAAGGTTGGCAAGATTCTGATTTGTGCTAAGGCAACCAAGCAAATCGTCTCTCTGGTGACTGAAACTGATTTCTGCTTCCAGTTGGAATGTCGCGGTTATTCTTGGATGTATATTACTGCCAAGACTGGTGCAGTTATTGACGGTCAGAAGGTCAACCGTGAGGTATTCTTTGACACCCTAAGTGCCTGGGGCAAGGATAACTCTAAGAAGTTTGTGGTTCTTCACCACAGCATCCTAGCTGAAGGTATCAACGTCAGCGGTTTGGAAGCAGTGCTTTTCCTCCGCAATATGGACTTCATTGGTATCTCTCAGACCATCGGACGTTGCATCCGTTTGCACCACGATGATGCCCAAGGTATGCGCGATGGACGTATCGAACCTGGCAACCTCAGTCAGTATAGCAAATCGTTCGGTCTTGTGTGTATCCCTGTCTACAGCAGGGTTGGTATCACTACCGCCAAAGCTGTGCAGTCGGTTGTTGATACCATCTTTCAGAAGGGAGAACCTGCCATCTCGGTGGTTCGCAGGTAAGTCTCACTGAGACCCCAGGCCACCACTGGGGTCAAAACCGGATTTTTCTGCAATTTTACGTCACAGACCCTATGGGTCATCCACCGCAACCAAATTCACGATTTTTCTCAAAGTGAACCCAAAGAACTGGAAAGCTTACTGCCAAACTACATTCAACTCATTGGCAGCAAATGTAGACAACTGGGGAGACCCTGATTTCTTCCGACCCATCACACGTTTGTTCTACATTGGCGTGTTCGATTGTGGGCAAGTGAATCATCTTGGTCTGATAAGTGAAGAAGCAAAAGATAATGCTAAGGAGCGCACACACGACCATTGTTTGTCACCACAATTTATCGGTCGGATGATTATGGATAACCCAGACAAATACCTGTCTGATTATGATGTATTTGAGAACCTGTTTTGGTTATCTTGCTCTACGATTACAGTGACCAAGGATGAGAATAGGAGACTAAGTATGCTGACAGAGAATGATGGCACAAACTACAAAGTTCACGTTCCAACTAATCTCAAGTATCAGCATCTTGGCATCAAACTATATCAGAAGAATGGTGCAAGATGGGATAATGCTGTAGAATATGATGACAACATTATTCCAGCACCTGTAGATTTGTTGGAATATGAGAAGAGGTTTCTAGTATGAAAGAAGGATTTATTGTTGGCAAAGGTAACTATGCAGCCGTGCCCTATGGTAATCAACTGATGATCATTCACAACGGAGAGCAACTCAAAGTGTGTAGGACCGAAGCATCAGCACGAAAATTTATTGACGACCACAAAAAGGGTAAATCACAGGCAAAGCTTCCTGTCGATTAAAGTTACTTAGCTCCAAAGCGGACCTATTGCATGATCACCCAATTTCAATGACTTTCCCACAACAACTCATTGATGCCGTTAATTATCTTTCTGGCATTGTAACAATCAGTGAGAATCACGAGGATGGTCGTGTGAATAGTATCACAGATGAAGATACTGTAATTGATCTCCTCATTGAAAAATATGGTGAAGAAAATGTACAAAAACCAGCAGCACGTTGCTGGTGGGATGTAAAATTATTTGGTTATCCTCTCAACATTAAGTCTTCCGACTTTGCTAAGGGTGCATCAGACAACTTTTCATCTAAAGCAGCAATTCTTTATGCTTTGACTGATCTTCCCGAGGATAAAGTGATTGTTTCCTCCTGGGGTAAGTTTCAGGATGCCCTGAAGAATCATGGCGGAAAAGAAAATGACCGCGATTATTATATCATTGCAGTTGATAAGGGGACTCGCGAAGTTTATTTGCAGAGTCTTAAATCTCTGAACAAGCTAACTCCTAACGGCAACAATCTTCCATTCCAAATCAAGTGGAAAGATAACATTCAACCTGTTCAACGTGACTATGGACAATCGTATGAGTTTCTGATAGAATGTTACAAGGAATCAGTACGCCGTAAGATTAACGCACACGATGGTTTTGAACAACTTTGATCTGCAATTTGGGGATTGTTTGGAGTTGATGCAATCAATTCCAGACGAATCTATTGATTTTATTTGTTGCGATCCTCCTTATGGAACTACTAGCATTAAGTGGGATTCTGTTCTCGATTTCAACGAGATGTGGGAACAGTATGGTAGAATCATTAAACCGAAAGGTATAATTTGTCTGTTTGGTTCTCAACCTTTCTCTGCACAACTTATCTGCTCAAAGATTAACTGGTTCAGGTACGAATTAGTATGGAACAAAAACAAATGTGGGTCGCCTGGACTTGCCAAATACAGACCAATGAAGACCCACGAGAATATAATGATCTTCTCCAAAGAATCAGGTGGAACTTACAACCCACAGATGGAAAAAGGAGAACCATACTCAAGAACAAGTAAAAATCCTGAGGGTTACGTTGGGAGAAAAAATGATCACGGTTATGGTATGAAACCTCGCAAATCATTCTCCAATGATGGTACTAGGTATCCAAAGTCAGTTCTCAACATTTCTAGAGATTTCAGTGCTCAGCAACAAGTTCATCCAACACAAAAACCTGTTCCTCTGATGGAATGGTTGATCAAGACTTATTCTAACGAAGGTGAAACTGTACTTGACAATTGTATGGGATCTGGATCAACTGGTGTAGCAGCTGTTAAACTTGGTCGCAAGTTTATTGGAATGGATAGTGATCCTGGATACTTTGAAATTGCTCAAGATAGAATCACTCAGATTCCCGTGGATGTTACCTCATTCTAGCAAACTTTTATCAAATTAAAGTTACTTAGCTCCAAAGCGGACCTGTAGTATGAAGACCAAACCGATGCAAAACAAGCACCTAGAGCACCCAGAAGATGAGATTTTGACTGGCAATCTGTCAGTGCTTGATTGGTTCTCTGAGGTAGAATCTACTATCAGTGTGAAGATGGATGGTGCCCCAGCTATTGTGTGGGGAACTAATCCTCAGAATGGTAAGTTCTTTGTCTGCACCAAAGCAGCATTTAACAAGAAAAAGATTCGCCTTTGCTATAACGAAGATGACATCTTCACCCATTTCGGTGGACAACCAAGGGTAACACAGATTCTCATTTTCTGCCTAGATTTCCTGCCTCGCACTCAACAAGTGATGCAAGGTGATTGGATTGGTTTTGGTGGTGGGTTGGATACATTTACTCCCAATACGATTACTTACAAGTTCCCTGCGCCAGTTCGCCAGGATATTGTTATCGCTCCACATACAATCTACAGCGGTTCCGATGACATTCGTGAGATGACTGCTGCTCCTCTGACTAGCAAACTCATCAGCACTAAGCATTGCTTGTTCGTGCAGCCTGAAGTCGAACTTAACCCTTTCCGTGAGGATTTGGAGGATGTGTGTAAGTTTGCCAAGCAAATGTCTACTCTGTGTGAGTTTGTGAGCGATAAGAAAGCATCACAAATCAAAAAAGAGATTAACGCTTGCATCCGTGAGGAAAAGGTCGTGGATGAAAATGAAATTGCAGAAAAATGTGATTGTGACAAGTATCTCAT